ATGATAATAGCGGTCAGAGAGAGATTATTTCACCCCTTCGGGGCCGTGGTCGCAAGCTCCCACGTTGTCTCGCTGCGCTCGGCTCAAACCCTCTTCTCGGGTTCTCATCCCTCTGAAACGCAGACACAAAAAAGCCCTGCGGTTAAGCAAGGCTTTTTCGTTTTAATAGATGGCGGTCAGGGAGGGATTCGAACCCTTGTAAACACAACAAAACAGCCCTGAAAGCCCCGAAATATGGGGAATCAGCAAACGATAAAATATAACAAAACCTTCCAAACACATTCCAACAAACCCACAGCATTTATATATAACGCGCGCGCACATACACGCGTAGGCGAGAAAATAAAAAAAAACCGGTGGGCCTCGGAAAAGAGTACGGGAAGTAAGGTAACATAAAAAAACAGGTAAGGCGTTGTTTTTGAAAGATAAATTAAAGCTCGCAAGAAGTAACTAAACAAGTAAGTGAGAAGTAAAAACCTTACTCCTTAAAAAGTAAATTCACAAAAACAAAAAAACATTTAAAAACAACAGCTTATAAAGCCCTTACTTTTCTAGTTACTTGAGGTTACTTTTCAAAGTAAGGAAAAAAAATAAAAATATCCTTTTAAATCAGTATCTTGGAAAAACAAAAAACACACCTTACTTCCCTTACTTCTTTCCGAGGTCCAAATTAGAAATATCCCATGTACTATCGCTGTCCGTAGACTCTATATAAGCCCTCATATGGTGCGTTTACTGCATAAATACGCGTAATTAAATCAATACCAAAAACCCTTTACAACCCCAGTCATAACGCCTCATCCATGTACATTTACATATGTAAGAAAATAAGCACTTTTAAAAGCCCGCAGGCGTGGAGGGACGAGCGCGAGGCTTTGGGGTTGGCGGCTAATCTGGACTGAGACGGGCAGGCATAAAAAAACCGGGCGCTTGGCCCGGTTCGGTTGTCACCATCATGGTGATAACTGCTAATTAAGTGCGAAGATCCAGCAACGGATTGCTTTCTTAGTGATAGTACTATTGATCACCTTATTTGATTCCATGAATGCTGGTTTCTTGCTGAATTGAAGCTGTTTTTTACTAGAAAGCACTCGTGCTATCGGCAGGCCATTAGCTATGCAGGCCTCCTTAAATTGCTTTATGTTTAGTGCAATAAATGACGGGTCATTACTGTGGTTGAGGCAGCATGATAGCTGGCCTGTGAGCTTGTAGTAGGTTGCCCAAAAAGCATCTATCTCATGTGATTGTTTACCTGCATTTATTCGCTGCGTTTCTAGCTCTAAATGATCATCAGAACAAATAGTATTTGCTGGCGTATTGTTTAGTTCACACATGTCTAAACCATACACCGTATGCACGAATTCATTGGCCTTACGTGCCGATGCTTGGCGGCTGTAACCAAGCGCTATATTGAATCGTTGCATGGTTTTGAACTCCCTGAAGAACGGGTTTAAAGATCCTTCTTCATGCCCATTAAACGCGGCTGGGCTAAAGCCGCTTTCCGGTTTAAAGGCTTTGCCAATACCTCTGTTTGACCAGTATTCCCATAGCACATCATCACATTCGTTTTGGTAGTCGATGACGGTATGGCGGATTTCGGACTTGACCTTGTTCGGGTCGATGCTCATCAACCAGCCGGGTAGTTTTTTAAGAGGCATACAGACCACCTCTCTATTTTGTGTGTCACCGGGTAGCTGCGTGGTCATCATGACCACGGAGGTCGACCATCGGCCAGACTCAGATGTAACCTTCCTATACTGAGTCTTCCAATCTAACCCCATTCCTTCAACAACAGGCCGCATCGGGACATAGGGTTCTTGATGATCTTCTGCTAAATACAGTGTTGCCCCTTTGAATGGGACGGGCATCATTTCAGTGTTCATCGTTATCTCCTTCTTTTTGATCGGCTACACAAACACAGCATTCGCCTTCAAAGCGGATTTTTCCGGATGACTCTAATGCGATCGTTATCTTATTTACATTATCAACCGAAATATTGCCGTAACCTTTGATTAATTCGAGTCTTTTGATTGTTGACCCGCTAACCCCTGCTAATTCAGATAATTCCCTAACTGACCAACCCACATAAGCTCTAGCCATTTTTATCTGAGCACCTGTAGCAACTTTTTTCATATAAGCCTCTAATTTGATCCAATTTAGGTCAATATATCATAATTTTTTAAAGTTTAAACTAATTATTGACAACAAATAGGAAGGAGGATAATAATGGAGGGACTTAAAAACAAAACAGCCCCGAAGGATGCTACCAACATCCAACGAGGCCTAACCAACAACGAAAGGTGACTTCGTCATGGCTATATCTAATTTAGCATTTTGTATGTGTATTTTCGATACTGTTTATATTGGGGGTGCGCTATGAACGTGATTGTTAATACTAAACAGATGCATAGTTACCGTGTTTTATCTGATTCTACTATGCGTAGATTGTCACTGGCGCAGTGCGATCTAATTGATAAAGCGGATGCTACAAATGACCCTGAATTAAAATCACTGGTTTGGAAGTTTGCAGAGGTATTGCGATTAATCGACTGGGGTGACAAGTTTATAATGGCGCATAGTGAGCCACTAAAAAAACCAGAGAAACATATGAAAATGCGGCAGCGATTTATTAATGAGATTAGTCATCGCCCCGCGTTATAGGTAGTTTTCGGCCTCATTCGAGGCCGTTTTTTATTCAGCCTCATCTTCTATGTTGTAAGGCTTAAATTTAATCACTTCTTCGCCGATCCATTCGTTTAGTTCTTCAAAGCGGCTTTGCAAGGGTATTAACTCGTTGCGGTTGAATACTTTTGCTGCCGTGAGTGGATCACCAAACGAGCTATTACCCTCGGGTGATTGGCCCATTAGCTGGGGTGGGACGCGGCTAGAGACTTGCATTGCTTTTACGCTTATTTCATTGATGGTACCGATATCATCTTTTGCGGCCACTTCGCTGATCGGCATTATTTGAATACCGTCTTTTTTACCATTGGGGGCATACATAAACAGGTTTCGGAAATTTCCCGGCCCTTTGCTGTCTTTTAATGCTGTGCGCAGCGCGTCGATATCACCTTCGTTTTGTGCCGTGTCTGTCATGTATAAAATAAAGCCAGCATGGCTGCCATTCTGGTAGTACTTACGGCGAAATAGTGTGGCCGCTTCGTTTAACCAGGCACTGTTTAATGCAGGGATGTGTTCCGGTAGGCCGTAGATCTCTTGGTTAATGTCGGCTTCCATTAGATGAAATACATTGCCGGTTTCAAACTCATGCTCTTGGTTATAGCCGCGTACAAACCAGTATGTATCTAAATCTATACCTCGACGGGTATATTTAGCTAGTGAATGAGACAGTTTTAACGCTCCACCGAGTCTATTTTCCTGTCGTTCTAGGTAGCCGTTACCGCTATACATATAGTCTAAAACCCAGCGGCGGAACTGGTCGCGGGTTAATAGTTTGTGCGGAATATATGAGCTGGTGAGCACGTTTGCTTTAAAATACATTGGGCTGCTTAGGTGCGGTGTTGATCGGAACGATCGAGCTAAACCATCAAGTGAAACGGGTGGCTCATACCATTTTTGCATTTGCATACAGTGCAGATAATCCAGCAGCTCTCTTTTATCGAGAACCGGTACCGGATCACCAAAGGTGAACGCCTCGGCTTTTGGTTTATCGCTGGCCATTACTGCAGGTCTGATTATTTTCTGTTTGTCGGTCATTAGTAGATCTCCATAATGCCAGTTGTGTTTTGTATATCGCCATCGAGCGGCTCTTTGTCCAGTGCGTGCATGGTTGCCCAGGCTAAATCAGCATGGCCGGTTGCGCCGCTGCGCCCTGCAACATACGTCATTGCTTTTCCGCCGTTGGTCATTTGTTTTTTGATAGACATAAACGATTGGGCGATATCGGTAGAGCCTGCATCAAATTCCAGCCGCCCTTTGCTGATGATGTTGTAGGTTTTCATTACCAGTTGGGTTTTAACCTCGGGGCTGTATTGATAACGAGTGACCGCCGGATAGAATTTGCGCACTAGCTGCTCCACCGCGGAGCCGATGCCCGTTACATCGATACCGATATGGCCAACGTTATAGCGTTGGGTTAATGTTTTGATGAGTGCGGCTTGCGCCTCATAATCTAGCCCACGGATCTGGTGTTTTTCGATAATGCGGTGTTTATCTTTTTTTACATTGGCGGGTAGTACAACAACTAGGCCTGCGTTGTCGCCGTTTTCGGTTTCGCCATTTGGATCGTAGCCAATCCATACCTGACGCTCACCCACTGGGCGCATTGCAAAGGGTTTATAAAAATCGCACCATGTTTCCCAACTATCGACCATGCATTTTTGCAACAGCATTAGGCCAAAAACACTGGTGTTATCGTCGACAAACTCACACATCAACAGGTTGTTATAATCAGCCTCGTTGTATTTAAGGCGCAACTTATCCATGTTGAACAAATTACAACCGCCCGCGACCGCGTCCTCGATGTTTACGATCTGGCGCCACATACCATCGCCGCACAGCAACCCCTCTTTAAGTGCCTGATGGCTGACATCAAAATCCACTTGGTTTTTCTTAGAACGGCCTTTATTGAACAGATCACCGGACCAAAAAGGGTATGCCTGATGACTAACGCTGGATGGTGTAGAAAAATAGGTTTCGCGCCAATGGGCATGCAGCGACATGCCCGACGCTACTTTTTGCAGCTCTTGGAAATTATGCGTCCACATGTATTCATCAAAATACAGATTGCCAGTGTAACTTTGGGCCGTGCGTGCGTTGGTACCTAAAAAATGCAATTCAGCGGCATTGGGTAGGATGATGGGGTCGCCGGTTATCTCTAAATCAGCCACGCTGCGTGCATAGTTAATAATGTATTTTTTAAATACGTGCGCCTGTGCTTTTGATGCGGATAAAAATATCTGATTGCGGCCCGTTTCGATCGCATCTAAAAACGCCTCGCGTGCAAAATAGTAGGTTGCACCGATCTGCCGCGACTTTAAAATATTTCGAATATCGTTTTTCTGTCCCGCGCGGTACCAGTGTTTTTGATATTCGAACAGCTCATCCATAAACGCATCACGCAGCAGCTGCGCTTGCTCATCGCTGTACTCATTTTTAACCGGTTTTTTCTTAGGGCCTTTATTACGGTTTGCTATTTTAGGGCTTAGATCGGTTTCGTTACCGCCGGGTTGCTCATATCTACGCACCCGCGCCAATCGCTCAATCTGACGACCTAGCAGGTCGATCTCTTTAAAATCTTTTCCTTCTTTAGGGTCTTTTAAAATGAGTTGAATTAATCTAGCCTCTAAAACACCCTCGACACGCTCAATGGGTTTTGACTCCTCCCATTTATCGCGTTGTTTCCAGCTGTGAACCGTTGGCGGCTTTTCGCCGATAATTTCAGCAATACGGGCCACGCGGAAGCCCTGCCAATATAAAAATTTGGCAGTTCGTCGGTTGTCCTGGTCTTCAATATTCACAACGGGTGCATTCATACCCGCCAGATTACCGCCTAACCCCCTACTCTTTATTTAATCGCCCAATGTAATGGGCGGTTATACATTCCTCGCGCGTTGCCCAAATCCGCCTATAAGCCACACCATAGGTGCAATCAAACCGAATAAGCCGCACAAAAACGAACAGAGGACAGCCGGATGAAGCTCAAAAGCAAACCATTTCGCATTGCAGTGGCAGGCGCCACCACGGACGGCCGCGTAATTGAGCGCGACTGGCTGGAACAAATGGCCGCCAACTACAACCCCGAAAAATATATGGCCCGCATTAACTGCGAACATTTTCGCGGAATTATGCCCAACGGCGAATTTAAGGCCTTTGGTAATGTTGTCGCCCTCTCAACCCAAACAGTAAAAATTGATGGTGAAGATAAACTGGCGCTCTACGCCACGATTGAGCCAACCCCAGAACTGGTCGATTTAAACCGTAAAGGGCAAAAGATATTTACATCAATGGAAGTCGACCCCGCGTTTGCTGATTCTGATACCGCCTACTTAGTTGGCTTGGCAGTAACTGATTCGCCCGCCTCGCTGGGCACCGAAATGCTGCAATTTGCAGCGGGCCAAAAAGATAACAACCCGCTAGCCACACGCAAGCTAAAACCAGAAAACCTATTTTCGTCTGCTGTTGAAACAGAAATGAACTTTGCAGATGAATCCACCCTAGGCGATCGCCTAAAAGATCTATTTAACCGCTCTAAAAAGCAAGAATCTGAGCAGTCAGATAAAAACGAAGACTTTGCCCAAGCCGTAATGATTATCGGCGAAGAAGTTTCCAGCCTAACTGCAGCGCTAGATGAGTTAAAAAGCAAGTTTTCAGCATTGGGCGATGGCGAAAGCTCCGAGGTTTCCACGCTAAAAACCGAGCTAGAAAATCTGCAGGACGAGTTCACTACTCTAAAAACCGAGTTAGAAAAGCAACCTAATTCACAATTTAAAAAACGTCCTCCTGCAACTGGGGGTGATTTAGGCGAGCAGGCAACAACGGACTGTTAATCGCCTGTCTTAACGAAAATAACCGCCCTAAATGGATACTGGAGAACACGCACATGAAAAACGAAACGCGCATCCTATTTAATGGATTCACAACACAAATTGCTGCCATTAACGGCGTTGATGATGCTGGTAAAAAATTCAGCGTAACGCCTAGCGTGCAGCAAAAATTAGAAACAAAAATGCAGGAATCGTCCGAGTTCCTAGGCCGTATTAATATGGTCGGCGTTGAAGAAATGCAGGGCGATAAGCTTGGCCTTGGCATTAGCGGCCCGATTGCCAGCAACACGGATACATCGGGCAGTGGCGAACGTGCCACTAAAGATCCATCCACACTTGATGCTGACGGTTATCAGCTGCGTAAAAACAACAGCGATACGCACCTAACCTACGCAAAACTGGATATGTGGGCTAAGTTTAACGATTTCCAAATCCGCATCCGTGACGCTATTTTGCACCGTCAGGCGCTAGACCGCATCATGATCGGCTTTAACGGTACCAGCTATGCTGTTACGTCGGACATTTCTACCTATCCATTGTTGCAGGACGTTAATATCGGTTGGTTACAAAAATACCGTACTAACGCACCTGCGCGTGTCATGGATGAGGTTGTTGCATCCTCTGGTGAAATCACTGTTTATGAAGGCGGCGACTACGAAAACCTAGACGCACTCGTTTTTGATGCGGTTAACAACCTAATCGACCCTCAGTACCAGGAAGATACTGGACTGGTTGCGATTATGGGCCGTGATCTACTAGCGGATAAATATTTCCCAATGATCAACCAGTCACAGCCAGCAACCGAGCAGATGGCAACGGATATTGTTATCAGTCAAAAACGCGTCGGCGGCATCCCTGCTGTACGTGTTCCTTATGTACCTGCTGGCACGATCTTCATCCAGCCTCTGGATAACCTATCTGTGTATTACCAGGAAGGTAAGCGCCGTCGTCACATTGAAGACAACCCAAAACGCGACCGTATCGAGAACTATGAATCATCCAACGATGATTACATTGTTGAAGAGTACGCGCGCGGTTGTTTGATCGAAAACATCGTAACGACTGAAGCCTAACCGCCGGTTAAAACCGAAAAAGGGCCCATATAGGGCCCTTATTTACACGCGAGGGGACCCGCAATGACATCACCAGCAAAACGCCACTTTCAAAAAATGCGCGCCGCGCAAGAAACCGCTGCCGCAGCGGACACAAAAACACGCCCAGATGCATCACTATACGAACTGATGATGGCGCAACTGTACGAACACCGGATGCAATTAAAAAACATCCAATCAGTTGAGACAAAAGCCAAGAAAAAAGCCGAAATTTTAGCCGAGTACACTCCGTATTTAGAAGGCGTACTGGCCGCCGACAGCGGTATAGAGGACGAGGTCCTCATGTACGCGCTAATCTGGCACATTGATGCAGGCTTGTATGACAAAGCGCTGCCACTTATTACCTACGCCCTAAAACACGACCTAACACCACCGGACAAATTCCAGCGCACGCTGGCCTGTATTGTCGCTGAAGACATCGCCGAGGCCGCGCTAAAACATGAGATGGATTTTTCCGTATTAAAACAGGTGTCATTTATGGTGGGCGGCAAAGACATGCCCGACCCGGTAAAAGCCAAGCTGCATAAAGCAATCGGCATGCACCCACAGCTACAGGAAGAGGAGCCAAAAACAGCCCTTAACCACCTGCAAACAGCCGACAGCCTAAAAGATAAAATGGGCGTAAAAACAGCCATTAAGGCACTGCAAAAAACCATTGAAGAAGCAGAACAAGAGAAAGAACAAAAATCGCCAGAGTAGAGCCTAGCGATTAACCGAGCGTCCCACGCGACTGGGCGGCACGGGGTTTACCGTTTGATTTATCAATTCTGTAAAGCCCGTCCACCGCCCAACTTTTAACAATAACAGGTGCCATATGACCGGATTAGTACCCAGCACCCCAGCAGACGAAGAAACGGACATTACCAACACCCCGTTTTTCCCAGCGATTAGCCCTGCTGACTGTCGCCTCGTTATTCGGCTAGAACAAAACATCACAGCCGAACGATTACGCGCAGCGCTGGTTAACGCCATCATGCACATCAACACCACCCTCGACAGCTGGAAAAACGAACAAATCGCCGCCGGATTTTCCACCCTAGACGATATAGAAGCCGAAGAAATCGACGGCACCAGCATTAACCTACAGCATTACAAACGCGCGGTTTATTTCCACGCAAAAGCCGAACTGATTGATCAATATTTAGATGCCGATGTTACCGCCTCTGGCGTGCAACGTGCAGAAGAAAAAGGCGAAACTGCAGACGATTACCGCCGTGGGTCAATACTCGCCATACGCAGCATATTAGGCCGCCCGCAAAGCACAGTGGAGCTAATCTAATGGATACAATTAGGGCCAGCCAAGGCGACACAATAGACCTCATTTGTCACAACTACTACGGCACAACCTACCGCACAGTAGAAGCCGTATACGATGCAAACCCCGGACTGGCTGATATAGGCCCCGTTTTACCAAATGGTCAACTAATCAACCTGCCTGCATTAACAACAACACAGCCTGTCGAACAGACTGTATCGCTTTGGTCGTAAAAGGACGTAACCATGACAGACGTAAGCGCATCATCCATTGCAATTAAAACAGGTGCCGTCGGTTTAGCTATGCTGTTACCGGGCATAGACAGTAACGCGCTAATTGGGGCCTTTGCCGGTGCCACGCTGTTTGTTATGTCGGCCAAAGAGCTGAGCATTTTATTCCGCATGATCTATCTATTTATCAGCGTCACCATGGGATACAAAGCCGCGCCCGAGATCATCGCCAACACATTTATAGAACAATCCGCTGTGGCGGGATTTATTGCCGGATTACTCTGCGTAACTATCGCCCTAGTGCTGATAGAGCGCATAAAAGACGTTGATCTAAAAAACCTATTTAAACGAGGCTAACCATGAACTTTATGGATTTAATCATCATGCTATGCAGCTTTGCGGCCAGTTTTAGAATGCTGATTTACTCCCGTAGCGGCAGCAACTTTAAACGCCACATCTCATTTATTGCCTACGTTTGTGTTGCCGCTAGCGGATCGCTGGGCCTTGCACTGCTCACCCAACAGCTACACACCAACGACATGCCCGTGCTGATACTGCCCGTAATCGTTGTTTACACCGTGTTTGTTTTTTACGCGAAGGGCAACGTGGCCACCGTTATTAGAATAATCATCACAGGAGAGGGCAAATGCTAAAATTTGGCGATAACAACAGCGACGTTACCCTATTACAGCACCGCCTAACCCACCTCGGCTATACCGTTACAATCAACGGCAACTTTGATGCAGATACCCTAACCGCCGTACACCAACTACAACGTGATAAAGGGCTGGTTATCGACGGATTAGTCGGCAACAAAACCATAAGCGCACTACTAAAGCGCGATATACGCCACCTACTCAGCCAGCAAGACATCAACAACGCAGCCGCACTGCTGGATGTCGACGCCGCCAGCATCATGGCCCTAAAAAGCGTAGAAAGCCGTGGCAACGGTTTTTTAAACGATGGCCGTGTCGTCATACTCTACGAACGCCATGTAATGAGAAAACGCCTGCGCGCCAACGGTTACACCGTTGCACATGTCGCCAACCTGCAAAACAAGTACCCCAACCTAGTCAACGCAAAAACCGGCGGATACCGTGGTTACAGCGCCGAACATTACCGCCTACAACTGGCCGCCAGTATCCACAACAACAGCGCATTAGAAAGCTGCAGCTGGGGATTGTTTCAAATAATGGGCTACCACTGGGAGCGCCTAGGCTATAGCAGCGTTACCGATTTTGTCGGCGCCATGCGCGCCAACGAGGGCAACCAGCTACACGCCTTTGTACAATTTATTAAAACCGACAAAAAACTACACAACGCACTCACCCACGGCGATTGGGCCACCGTTGCCCGCTTATACAACGGCCCTGCGTACAAAAAAAACAACTACGACACCCGCCTACAAAACGCCTACGCCCAATTTAACAACACGGAGGGCGCACCATGGGCCTAAAAGCAAAACTGATGGTTGCCGGATTAATTAGCCTGCTTCTGCTAGCGATGAGCGGTGTTATTTACTACCTATACACACAAAATACCCAGCTCACCGCCGACAAAGCAAAAACAGAGCACACCGCCCTGCAGCGTAAGCTCACCATCCAAACACTAGAGCAAAACGCCGCTGCAAAAGACGCGGCCCTACAACAATTAGCGCAACAACAACACGCATTGCAAACCCAATACAACCACCGCGAACAAACCATAACGAGGTTACAACGTGAAAATGAAACCTATCGTGCATGGGCTGCTACTGAGCTGCCTACTACTGTTAAGCGGCTGCGGCAGCGCCCCGCCATTACCGGATCAAGTGAATACGGGGAATGGCTGTCCAATACCGACCCCCTGCTACCTACCGGCCAGCCAACCGAGCCAGACAGGTGACCTAATTACTGATGTAGAACAGGCCGAACATGCCTGGGCGCAATGTGCCGCAAAAATAGACAACACAATAGAATGCATGACCAACAGCCAAGGGCCACAAAATGAACAAACCCGCCAGCCTCCGTAACTTTTTAATCAATAGCGTTGCCTACCTAAAGCGCAACCCAGAACAGCTGCACATGTTTGTTGATAGCGGCAACCTAGCAGGCCGCCTAGAAAACGGAATTTGTTACCAAAACGCCTACACACTCAATATATTAGTGCTAGATTTAACCGAAAACCCAGCCACCATTTTTGTGCCATTACTGGCATGGGTACGGGAAAACCAAGTGGACATACGCCCAGATTCAATTAACTACGAGGTAGACATACTCAGCAACAACGCCGTAGACCTATCAATCACCCTGCCACTAACCGAAAATGTAGTGGTAAACATTGATAACGACGGGAAATACAGCCTAACCTACCCGCCAGAACCACGCCCCGATTACCTAAACACCTATTCACCCCTCGATGAAATAACGGGCATCGATAACCGCGCCGAGCCCAGCGAATGAGTGACGACCTAACCCAACTGGAGGAGTGGATAACCCCACTACTCAACAAACTCACCCGCGCAGAACGGGGTAAACTCGCCCGCAAAATTGGCACCGCCCTACGCCGTAGCAACCAAGACCGCATCAAAGCTCAGCGCAACGTAGACGGCACACCCTACGCCCCGCGCAAACAGCAAAAAACAGGCCGCATAAAGCGCCGCGCCATGTTTTACAAATTGCGCCAATCTAAATACTTAAAAATAAAAACCACGCCAAACAGCGTAGCCGTTGGATTTTTTGGCAGCGTTGCCAGTATTGCCCGCGTTCACCATTACGGCCTGCGGGATCGGGTACGCCCCAACGGCCCCGACGTGCAATACGAAAAACGAGAGCTGCTAGGGTTTAGTAAAGAAGACGAAGCCATGATCACCGATATAGTGCTGGAATTTTTAGAGGATTGACCGCGTTTAAAAATATGTAGACACTACGGTTTTAACTAATAATCAAGGATAAGATTATGGGACTGTTCGACAAGTTCAAAAAACCTTCTCTGGATGCCTCTGAAATCGTTTTTACTGATTCTGGCCAAGCTTTAGCCATGCTGCTTTATGCAGTTGCGTGTACAGATGAAAGTCTTGATGATGACGAAGTGGGTGCAGTAGCTGCTTTAATTCATTTCAACGGTCAAATATCAGGTGTTGAACCGGATATTGATTACAAATACATAACTTTATGCGTTGATTCAGTAGGCCCAGAAGCCGCTATCCGTGCTGCATTCGATTACTTACCGCTGGAACTCCACGAACCCGCCTTCACCTATGCCTGCATGGTCGCAATGGCCGATGGGCACGTCAGTGATGAAGAAGCCGCCATCCTCATCGAAATTGCTAAAATGTCAGACGAGTTTGATCTGGAGCGCGCAGAACAACTGATTGATATGGCCGGTGTCGTCATGTCGCCGATGTTCTAAAGCATTGACCAACCCACGGAGTTTAGGTTACAGTCCGTCTTGAGGCGTCGAAACCTCTTACATAAAGCGGACTACCCAACTCCGTGAAGTTGGTTTTTTTGTGCCTAAAATATGGCACAGCTCCCGTTATGTCGGGAGGGCGGTGAATATAATACCCCTTGTGGGGAATAAACCCGCGGTTCCTTTATGGCCGTTTCGAACCTCCCGACACCCCTACGGACTAGGGATTGTTAATTCGAAAAAACATAAAGGAGGCCATTTATGGCTACGCAACTCACCCAGTCAGTCCACGCGCTGAATAACCCCTTTTTATTTTCAAACCACGAAATCCGCACCGCCCTCGGTGATGATGGTGAAGCATGGTTTTGTGCAAAAGACGTGTTTGAAGCCCTCGGAATTATCTGGAAAGGTGCTAAAGGTAGTCTGATGAACTGCCCTGAAAAGTGGCAAGTGGTCTGTTATGTTCAGACCAGTCACGGCATAAAAGACACTATTTTCATATCAGAACCGGCTGTATATCAGACCAGTTTCAGGTCAAACAAACCTGATGCGATTAAATTTACCGAATGGGTCTGCGAAGAAGTGCTCCCCGCTATTCGCCGTCAAGGCTATTACGGAACCCTCACCGCTAATCAACAAATCGCCCTGCGCACCCAAAAAATAAAGCTACTGGAAAAACTCAGTGTCAATGATGCGTTTATCCAAAAAGCCGTACTTACCAGTCTACATACTGTATGTAATCAACTTGGAGAGCCGATGCCCGAAGTGCATCTGCTAGGTAAAGATGCAAAACAGATGGATCTGGAGGTGTAACATGGCTAAATTAAAATCAGTAATAGATGTCGACTATATGGATGATTACCGTATATTTGACGCCAGCATGATGAGAAAACTGGTTACCTCACACATAAATCTTCGCGATAAACTTAATGCAATGTTGAATGACGAAAAGCCGCTAAAAAAGGCCGAGTTACGTAGTTTATTACAGGACTTAGATGATATACGGCTCGTAATCATGAGCACCGATTTTGCGAGTAAATTTGTGGTAGTGCATGGCAAGCCTCACAAAAAGTCAGAAAAATGGAAACATCAATTTACTAAATTACAAGAAACGCTATTACCTCAAATCAGTCACCGCCCTCCACGTCATTATCATTAAGCGAAAACGGGGGCATCATTCCGATGCCCCCTGTATAACCCCCAGTTACACACCCCGCGCCTGTAGTCTCGCACCTATGCAATGCATCATCATTAAATATAAACCGCCCGCGACGGAGCAGCCCATGGACAGATTTGCAAAACACATAAAAACGATTGATTCAGTAGCCGACAGCGCCTACGCCATTATCCCAAGCGATGGTTCGGATCTACCCAGCGCAACCCGCTCTATTTACGTGGGCGGTGCAGGTAATATCAGCGTAATAATGGCCAATGACGATGCCGCCGTAGCATTTATAAACGTTGCAGCCGGTAGCGTGTTGCCTATTCGTGTAAAACAGGTGCTATCAACCGATACAACCGCCACTGATTTGGTCGCGCTGCTATGAGTTTGGGGCTGGGGATAGGGTTGGCGAGGCTTCGTAATGCGCCGGTGGGGAGAGGCGTTAATCCCCTAACTCGCTACATAACAACGATGAGTGATTCTGATAGTACGTACAATGAGTTTCAGACCGCAGTTGTTTTAAGCGGCGATTTTGAAATTGAATTT